ACCAATGGGTACGATTACTTCTTTAAGTGTTGGACCATACACCAGCCAAGGTTTTGTGTATTTCCGTTCCGCTATGGGCGGCGCACCAAACGGCTACAGTCAGATATTTGAAAATGCTTCAGCTAATCAATCATCTTATTATGTGCGTTCAGATTCTGGGGACGTATACCCATCGGGTACTTTTGCTGGAAATCATTCAGTAACCATTGGTACAACTGCGTCTGTTCAAGCTGTTGCAGCTAACTATAGTTACGCATTTGTACCTACTAACGAATATAGGTCTTTACTTCAAGTTGACAGAGTTAACTATTATGACGCTCTTATTGATTCTACTACTCAACCTTCAGCTCGTAGAAACGTAACTCAGGTTATACCAAAAATAACAGAAAACTACAAAATCCGTTTCCGCTTTACCAACGACAAAGCATTAACTGTACCAGTTGCTAAGATTGTTTCTGCGTCTAAAGCAGGCTCTACAACCGCAACAATAACTACTGCCACGGCTCATGGTTTAACCACTGGTGATTTTGTGTTTATTACTGGCATTAGAAACGGTACTGATTTTATACCTATTACAACCGCTGTAGCTGTCGCCTCAACACCAACATCGACTACCTTTACTCTTGTATATGGTGGAACATCAGCAACAACAACTAGCTACGGTGGATTAGTTGCAAGAGCTAATGGTGGAAATTTACCATCGGCTTTTTCTGGTGCTGGAGCGGGAGCAGCTTTACAAACAGCAACAGTAACTAGTACACAACTAACACTTACAACGGTATCAGGTTATTCTGTAGTTGTTGGTGATTATGTAAACGTTTATGGTTGCCGTGACGCCTCTACTGGCGCAGATTTAGGCGTTGACGGTGTTTACAAAGTAGTCAGCGTAGTAACAACAACTGCAATATTAGAACCAATTGGCTCAACAGTACTGCCTGCGCCATTTGGGTCAACGGCTTGCGGTGGAGCTTTAATTAAACGGACAGACGCTCGTATTTCATATATTCGTCTGTTTGAGTACCTACGAGAAAAAGTTGAAGTATTAAATAAGAACGATAGTTTTAGTGCAATTCCTGTTGTTGTAAACAGCGGCACTATTACTGCTATTTCTTCAGGTAGCTTGCTTGCGTTTACACCAATTAATTCAATTGCAACGGACATTACAAGTGCCGCCTTAACTTCTACTGCTACGTCTGCCGCATTTACACCTACAGCAAGCGGATCGGCTGAGTTTAACGTAATCGTAACCGCTGTATCAGGTACAAACCCAACACTAGACGTGGTAGTCCAAGAGTCAGATGACTCAGGTACAAACTGGTTTGATATATATCAATTTCCTAGAATTACTGCAACAGGACAGTACCGTAGCCCATTAATTCCAATGGTAGGAAATCGTGTTCGTTATGTGCGTACTGTTGGTGGTACAACACCTAGCTTTACAAACTCTGTTAACCGTTTAATTGTAAACACCGCACAACCATTACAACGTCAGTTCTTTGACCGCACAGTTGTGCCAAATACATTAAACAGTACCAGCCCGTCTTTCTTTACAGAAGGCTGCGTTGATTTAGTTGTGCTGGTTAATATGGGAGCGATTACTACTACTGCACCTACTTTTGCCTTACAAGTATCTGTCGATAACGTTAACTTTGTACAGCTAGGCGCTGATATTGTAACGGTGGCAAATACAACAAACATTCTTCAAGTAAGCAACGCACAAGCTCGTTTTTCTAGGCTGCTTGTTAAGTCAGCTGGTTCTGGCGCCACCCTTGGTTATGTCATGGTTAAGGGAGTTGGAAATTGAAAACGGGCGAAGTGTTTGACCGAGATGAAGAAGGTTTGTGGCTTTGCGAGTCTTGGGAAGAGGATGGCATTGTTCATACAACACGCACATTAGTAGAAGGTGTAGAACCAGAAACTATAAGTTAGGTAGGCTTACATGAGCCTCTTAATTTTATTAGGACCAAATAACCGTAATGTTCAAGTTACAGGGGTATCGGGTACTGGGCAATTAGGTAGCGCAGTAGCAGCGGCAGGTGCAGACGTATCTGTAACAGGCATAAGTGGTACTGGTCAAGTAGGGTCTGTAACAACTACAGCCTCAGCTTCTGTAACGTTAACGGGCGTTTCTGGAACCGCTTTATTAGGTACTGCAACTGTTTTACCCAGCATTGAAGTTAACGTAACAGGCGTTTCTGGTACTGGAAATGTAGGCTCTGTAGTTGTTACACCGTCTGTAGAGGTCTTTGTTACGGGCGTAGCAGGTACGGTTGAGCAGGGTAGCGTATCTATAACAGGTAGTGCGGTAGTCAATTTAGTAGGCGTAGCGGGAACGGTACAGCTAGGGACGGTTGTTGTAGAACCAGGTGTTCCTGTTCCAGTTACGGGATTACAGGCTACGGGTAGTGTTGGAAGTGTAACGATTGCGGCTTCTGCCAATGTGTTCCCAATAGGGGTTCAGGGCATAGGTCAAGTAGGTCAGGTGTTGATTTGGCAGGCTGTAAACGATGCTCAAACCCCAAATTGGGTAATTATTAGGACGGCTGCATGAACGTCAGCATAGCCCTAGGTGGTTTTGGAAGCCAAGGCTGGGGTGATGCGGCTTGGGGAGAAGGTAACGTATCCTTTGTGGCTACGGGTTCAATAGGCTCTGTAACGGTTTTGGCTGGGGCTAATGTGCCAGTTTCTGGGCTTCAGGCTTTAGGACAGGTTGGTAGCGTAACGGTAGGTGAGGGAGTAGGAGTCTTTGTAGTCGGGGTTAGCTGTACGGCAAGCGTGACTTCTGTGACGGTTTGGATTACGATTAATGACAGTCAAACGCCTAGCTGGATACCTATAAATGACTCGCAAACAGGTACTTGGAATGATATTATTGACGTACAAACGCCCAACTGGGCAGAAATAGCATAAGGATATTATGGCATCTACATATAGTGACCTAAAAATAGAGCTGATCGGTACTGGTGAACAGACGGGTACGTGGGGAACCACGACCAATAGCAACTTTTCTGTTGCGTTTCAAGAAGCCATCACAGGTTCGGCAGATGTAGCTTTCTCCAGTGCAGATGTTACAGTCACTCTAACCGACACCAATGCCTCCCAAACTGCTCGCAATCTGCGTTTAAACCTTACGGGGACTTCAGGCGGTGCTAGAAACTTAATCCTTGGTTCAGGCTGTCAAGTTGAGAAATTATACTTAATAAACAACGGGTTAGCCGATGCAGTTACGGTTAAGAATACGTCAGGTACAGGCATAGCCGTTCCAGCAGGTAAGTCAATGTTTGTTTTTAATAACGGTACAAACGTAGTCGAGGCAGTAAATTCCGCAGTTTCTCTTGCAGTTACAGGAAACGCTACAGTCGGAGGAACCTTAGCAGTCACTGGAACGTCAGCCTTTACAGGGGCTACGACTTTTGCGGCAGATTCTACTTACAACGGCACAGGACAAGTCAAGCTCCCAGCAGGAACTACAGCTCAAAGGTCAGGTAGCCCTGCTAACGGTATGATTCGGTATAACTCCGACCAAGATCAAATAGAAGGTTATGTTGATGGAGTCTGGGGTGGTATTAGCGGAGCGCAAGCAGGCGGTGCAATATTGACAAACAAAGACGCAGCCAGCGTAAATTACACTATTGCAACAGGCGAGAACGGATTATCAGTTGGTCCCATCACGGTGAACAGCGGAATAACAATAACGGTAACATCAGGACAAAGGTGGGTAATTTTATGAGTCTTATATTGCAAGGTTCAACTTCAGGCAGCGTAACACTACAAGAACCAGCCGTTGCTGGTACTACTGTTTTGACCTTACCAGCCGCTACTGGCACGGTATTAACTACTGTAAGTTCAGGAACAACTGGTACTTCAATGGTTCTTTTAGGTTCTGCTTCTGCCAGCAGTTCAGCAACTATTGATTTTACTGGTTTAGCTTTGTCAGATTACAGTGGTTACAGAATTCTTTTAGATTGTGTTGTTCCAGCCACAAACGGTGTTAGTTTGTTAATGAGAACTTCATCAAGCGGAACATTTCAAACTAGCGGGTATTACTGGCAAAATTGGCGTTGGACTACTTCAGGTTCAGGTGTAACTGGAAACGCAGGTTCTGCAACAGGTATTGCATTAGACGCTTCAGGTGCAGATAATATGGCGAACACCGCTAATCAAGGTGGAAACTGGGTTATTGATATTAATGTGCCATTTCAAAGTACCGATATTCATAAAGTAACTTATCAAGGTTTTTATGTAGGTTCAACATGGCTTGGTGTTGTTGGTGGGGGTTACACAGGCACAAATTCAATAGACGGCATTAGATTTTTAATGACTTCAGGCAATATTTCCACAGGTCGTTTTTACTTGTACGGAATTAAAGAGGATTAAATATGCTTACTAAAATTGTAAACGGACAAGAAGTTGAGTGTTCTGCTGAAGAAGAAGCGGAAATTCGTGCTGAATGGGATGCCAACGATGTTTTAATAGCCGCACAAGTAGCCGCAGCTGAAGCAGAAGCAATGGCTAAAGAATCAGCGCTATCTAAACTATCTGCACTTGGTCTAACAGAAGACGAAGTTAAAGCACTATTAGGAGCTAAATAATGCCATACGGAACAGTCAATGCTGATGTAATTCAAACATCTACTAGCGGTGGTACATTAGGTGCTGGTGATTCTTCAGCTATAAAGAACCGCATCATAAACGGTGCAATGGTTATTGACCAAAGAAACGCTGGTGCTAGTGTTACAGCAGTTAATGCAGTTTATACATTAGACAGGTGGCAATCCGTTTCTTCTGCCGCATCTAAATTTAGTATTCAACAAAATGCAGGTGCAGTTACACCACCAGCAGGTTTTAGCAATTATCTTGGCGTTACATCATTGTCTGCGTATTCTGTTGGTGCAGGAGAAGTGTTTGCTATATTCCAGCCAATAGAAGGGTTTAATACGGCAGACTTAGACCTTGGAAAAGCAACAGCTAAAACATTTACACTTAGTTTTTTTGTGCGCAGTTCTTTAACTGGAACTTTTGGTGGTTCATTAACTAATAGTGCCTACAATCGTTCATACCCATTCAGCTATACAATATCTGCCGCAAACACTTGGGAACAAAAATCAATTACTGTTGTTGGCGATACTGCTGGAACTTGGGTAGGGGCTACAAACGGAACAGGCTTAAATGTTCAATTTAGTTTAGGAACAGGCACAACCCTTAGTGGAACTGCTGGTGCATGGGCAGCTGCTAACTATCTTTCTGCCACAGGCGCAACATCCGTAGTCGGTACAAACGGTGCTACATGGTATGTAACTGGAGTTCAGCTAGAGGTAGGAAGTAGTGCTACTGGATTTGAATATAGACAGTATGGTACTGAGTTTGCTTTGTGTCAACGCTATCTACAAGTTTGGGGTGGTGCTTCTTCTCAAATGTTAGGAACTGCTTGGTCACCTTCAACTACAGCTACAGTCGTTTCAGCTTTAAGACCAGTAACAATGAGAACTTCTCCTACGCTTACATCTTCAACAGTAGGCGATTGGACTGTATTTAGTGGCGGTGCTGGTTCAATAACAGCAACATCTATTGCACAAAATAGACCCTCTCCTTTTTCTACAAGTATAGAATTTGGTGTTGCTAGTGGATTAACTAGTGGACAAGCTGGAGCAGTATTTACTGCAAACGCAAATGCTCGCATCTACGAATCTGCGGAGTTATAAAATGTATAAACTATATAGAAATTGTTTTGGTGATATAAATGTTGTTGAAAGATTAACAGATAACGCATACATTCCTTTTGACCCAACCAACACAGACTACCAAGCCTACCTTGCATGGTTAGCTGAAGGCAACACACCATTACCAGCGGAGAATACATAATGCCTATTACGATTGACGGAACAGGAACAATATCAGGCGTTAGTGCTACTGGTATTACTACTGTACAAAACTTACCAGCAACAGGTACTATTACAAATTTAACTAGCACTACTGCGACAATAACAACTTTAAACACACCAACTGACGTTCTTGCAACACAAAACGGCATGACTGGTATTGCTAAAGCATGGGTAAATTTTAACGGTACAGGTACGGTAGCTATTCGTAGTGCATTTAATGTATCTAGCATTACAGATAACGGCACAGGTGACTATACAGTTAATTTTACAACTGCAATGCCTAATGCTAATTATTCAGCATTAGCAACCACAAGAAGAAGTGGTGGTAACGACAATCAAGGATTGGCAACTGTTTATCCAAATGCAACTTATTCTAACGCTATTAGCACCACTTTTGTTAGAGTAGTAACTGGAACTTCATCAAATGGTGCTTTATCTGATTTTGATTATGTTGCAGTTTCAGTATTTAGTTCATAAGGATAAATCATGTCACAAGTAATTATTTTTAAAAACGACAATGGCGGTGTATCAGTTTGCATTCCTACTGGTGAAATTAGCATTGAAGCTGTACTTGCTAAAGACTGCCCAGCAGGTGCAATCATCGTTGATAATTCAGAACTTCCTATTGATACAGAATACTTTAATGCTTGGGAATTAGTAGACGGCAAAGTTGTTGTTAATGAAGCTAAAAAACAAGCCATTATTGACGCAATTCAAGCCCCAATAGATACAAAGGCATCTGCACTAGCTAAACTAGCTGCACTTGGTTTAACTGAAGATGAAGTAAAGGCTTTGGTAGGATGAAACAGACTATTCCAGCCCGAACACTAGAAGGTGGACTAATTGAGCCGCACCACGAAATAGAAGTGGTGTGTTTGGCTTGTGGTTACGACTTAGATGAAGCCGAATTGCAAGCCGATGTCTGCTCAGACTGTAACGCTCCCTTAAACCTGAAACAACATATATCCATCCATGCGACATCTGTTCCTGCCGCTGGTGGCGGAGTAATGTAAGGTGAAGGTATGCCTGATCCATTCGGAATTACCGAGGGCGTTAAAGCTGTCACCAGCAGTATTAATGAGTCGGTAAAGGCAAGCAAAGAATTATCTAAAGCAATTGACGGGGTATTAGAGTTAGCAGATTCAGCAGCAAAAGAAAGAACTGAGACAAGAAAAAAAGCTAGGCAAGTTAACCCTGATACCGCAACGATTATTGAAGCAGTAGACGAATGGCAACGACTTTTAATAGCACGGCAGTCAGAAGCAAAGATTCAAGAGCAAATTACCAATAAATACGGTAGTAAGGCTTGGGATGAAATACAAGGTATTAAAGCAAGAAAGCAATGGGAAGAACGGCAAGATAGGTATTTAGAACAGCATGACAGGCGGGTTATGAAAAGCGTAATGTTGCTCTGTTACATATTGGCTGCTTGGATTGCTTACGAATGTACTTGGGGAATATGGAGATAATATGTTACCGTTAATGGCACTGTTTGATGTTGGGATGAAAGTTCTAGATAAGTTTGTTCCTGACCCTGAAGCTAAGGCAAAGGCTCAAAAAGAGTTGCTACAGATGCAGCAAGAAGGCAGGTTGGCTGAACTTAATGCCGATAACATTGAAGCCCAAGAATTAACTAAACGCCAGCAAGCTGATATGTCTAGTGATAGCTGGTTGTCTAAGAACATCCGTCCAGGTACGCTAGTATTTATTTTGGTTGTATATACATCATTTGCAATTATGAGTGCGTTTGAAATGAATGTGCATCAACCCTATGTAGAACTGCTTGGGCAGTGGGGTATGCTGATTATGTCGTTCTACTTTGGTGGTCGCACCCTTGAGAAGATTATGGACATGAAGAGGTCAAAAGATGAGTCTAAGTAAACACTTTACCTTTGAAGAGCTAACGCACACAGACCATCGTGAGTTTGACAACACCCCAAATGTAGAAGAAACCGAAAATTTGACTCGATTGGCAGAGTTCTTAGAGCAAGTTAAAGAGGTGTTAGGTGGTAAGCCAATTATGGTTAACTCCGCCTTTAGGTCAGAAGCCGTGAATAATGCCGTTGGAAGTCGCAACACCTCACAACATCGCATAGGATGTGCTGCTGATATTAGAGTACCAGGCATGACCCCAGATGAAGTTGTTAAAGCAGTGATTGCATCAGGGATCGGATACGATCAGATTATTCGTGAATTTGACAGGTGGACACATATATCTATCCCAAATAAACCCAAAGATAAACCTCGCCAACAGGCACTCATTATCGATAAAATGGGTACACGACAATACGCCTAATATGCCACTCCAAAAACTACAATTTAAGCCAGGTTTAAACAGGGATCAAACTAACTACACCAACGAAGGTGGGTTCTTTGAGTGCAATAAAGTGCGCTTTCGTTCTGGTTATCCTCAAAAGATTGGCGGCTGGCTTCGTTACGGTACCTCTACTGTAGCTGGCATCTGTCGGCAGGTATTTAACTGGATTACCACGGCTTCAGATAACTACTTAGCCCTAGGAACATCAAAAAAACTTTATATTGAGGCAGGACAGACTTTATACGACATCACGCCTATACAAGCTACTTTTGTTTCTCCAGCAACAAATAACTGCTTTACCACTGTAAACGGGTCTAAAACCGTCACTGTGACTATAACGGCTCACGGAGCTTCAGATGGAGATTACGTTACTTTTTCGGGTGCGGTAGCAGTAGGCGGAATCTTAGCGGTTACTCTAAATACAGAGTTTATTGTTGATCAAGTAACGTCAAGCACCTTTACGATTACCGCTGCGACTGCGGCTACGTCTTCTACTTCTGGAGGCGGTACTGGAATTACAGCCGCTATTCAAATACCTATTGGTAACAACAATGCTTCGGCAGGATATGGCTGGAGTGCGGGCACATGGAGCCGTTTGTCTTGGGGTTCTGGTAATCCTACACCTGTAGTCAACCCTCAGCGGGACTGGTTCTTGCAGAACTTTGATAACGACCTTGTGGCTAATATTCGTAATGGCGCAATTTACTATTGGCAATATTCAGGTGGTGTGGGAGTTAGAGCTACTTTACTTTCTGCAACGACTATAGACAGCGTAGCCCCAGCAGACGTTCCTACGCAGGCAATGCAGGTTCTAGTCTCCCAGAACGATAAACATCTTATTTGTTTTGGTGCTACCCCTTATGGGGGAGGATCATTTGACCCCCTATTAATCCGCTGGGCTACCCAAGATCAGCCTAATGTCTGGACACCTTTAGTCACTAATTCGGCAGGTTTTATACGGGTTTCCCGTGGTTCAGCCATTGTCTGTGCGGTAGCAACTCGTCAAGAAATCCTTGTATATACAGAGGGAACCTTAAATTCTCTCCAGTTCGTAGGCACCACAGACGTCTTTAGTCTTAATGAGCTTTCGGACAATATTTCTATTATTGGTCCTCGTGCTGTCGTAGCCGTTAATAACACCGCCTATTGGATGGGGCATGATAAGTTCTATGCCTACACAGGACGGGTTGAAACTTTGCCTTGTACCCTAAGAAACCACGTTTTTCAAAACTTTAACTACGACCAAGCCGACCAAGTTATTTCAGGAACTAATGAAGGCTGGAACGAGGTCTGGTGGTTCTATCCAACGGCAACTAGTCAAGTCAATGACGCCTATGTTATTTACAACCATTTAGAGAAGATTTGGTACTACGGCACAATAGATCGTACTGCGTGGTCGGACTCGTCTTTAAGGGAATACCCTCAAGCGCTTACAGGAACCTACGTTACAGGTTCTATTACCTCTACGACTTTAACAGTCACTGCGGTCTCGGTAGGCATTTTACAAGTAGGTTCAGTCATTACTGGCACAGGCATTTCTGTAGGAACCACAATAACGGCTCTAGGCACTGGCACTGGCGGGATTGGAACTTACACCGTTAATATCTCTCAAAGTGTCGTATCAACTGCTATAACGGCTGATAGTATTATTTACAACCACGAAGAAGGACTGAATGACGGCACGGATGCGATGACCTCGTTTATTGCGTCTTCGGACTTTGACCTAGTAGACGGAGATCAGTTTATCTTGACCAAACGGATTATCCCTGACCTCAATTTTGCTGGATCGACTGCCGCCCTACCTGCGGTCACAATGTACATAAAACCACGGAACTTCCCTGGCAATGCCTATTCCAACGTAGATTCTGAACAAGTCATCGAGACCTCGGTAGACGTCTATACCGAACAGATCTTTATGAGGGCTAGGGCACGGCAGATGGCAATCGAGATTGAATCAACCGATTTAGATGTCCAATGGCAGTTAGGTAGTCCAAGATTGGATGGTAGACCAGATGGGCGCAGATAATGGGAATGCAACGATTTCGGGCGCCAGCTCTTCCGCTTGCAACACCAGATTACGACCAACAGCAACTGTCTCAGTTAATCGGGGTTTTACGGCTTTACTTTACCCAGTTAGACTCCAACGTGCCTTTACAGGCAGACGGGATCAGGCTATTAAATCTACCAACATCAGGGTACAATTTGCCAAACGGCACTGTATTTCAGGTTGGGGAAGACTTAAGGATTGTAGTACCTAATATTTCTTATCTATTTGGAGTATCTGCCACAGCTAGTGTGGGGACGGTAACGGTAACAGTATGAACTATTTTGCGAGGCGTTTATGAGCTATGCTGCAGCACAACATTTAGCCTCTTATGGTCGTGGGGGTGATACCGAATTAGTCCACATGACTAAAGGTGAAATAAAAGGTCTCCAAGCTTTAGCTATGGCTCGTGGCGGTTCGCTCACAATTAACCCTGATACAGGTCTAGTAGAAGCGGGCTTCTTAAAAAGAATGCTCCCTATGGTAGCAGGTGCAGCCCTTGCAGCTACTGGCGTAGGTGCACCAATGGCAGCTTTAATAGTTGGTGGTGGCTATGGCTTGGCTACAGGCAGTGTTACCAAAGGTCTCATGGCAGGTCTGAGTGCTTATGGCGGTGCTGGGTTAACTAGCAGTCTAGGGGCTTTAGGTGGAGAAGCTTTAGCAACTCAAGGGGGTGACGCTGCTTTAAATGTGTTTAACGAAACTCAACGACAAGCAGTTACATCAGGACTTGAAAATCTTCCTGTTGGTAGCGGTGGTGTTGGTATACCTACAGAATCTGGGATGTATTTTCCTGGAGCAACACCAGGAGCTAGCACTGAAGTAGCAGGGGCGGCGGGTACTAATTATTATCAACAAGCTGCTCAAAACTTTTTAGAAAACCCAAATAACTTTGACAAGTTAACTCCACAAACTTTACAGGATTATCAAGGTGCATTAAAGGCTCCTGGAGCTAACCCCCAAGATATTATTAGTGCCGCTGGTAGGGCGCAAGGCGCTGCTGGTGCTACTACAACAGGTAATGTAACTAAAGGAATTGGAGAAGTATTTAGTAGTCCAAGTGCTGCTGGAACTTTTGCTAAAGATAATGCACTTACTATAGGCAGCGCGTTTCTTCCTGAATTTCTTAATAAAGAACAAAAAGCACCTGTTGGTTATACCGAAGATGAATACGATAGACAGTTAAAAGGCTATCGTATGAGTCCTGATTACAAAGCGTACGAAGCTCCAAGACCTAATCCATACTATCAAGCCACTTATGCAGCAGAGGGTGGCGTAATGAATTCTTTTGATGATGAGAGCGGTGTCGACATGGCTTCTGGCGGTATTGCGCGCTATAGAAGTAAGGGTCAAGTTAATGTGTTACAAGATTACTTGGATAGACAAGGGCAACAGCAATTAAGCCCATTACCAGAAAGTGTTGGGGTTCCACGCACAGGTATCTTTAGGGATACTGATGTAGATACAGCAAAAAAAGATGCATTGACTGCTTCTATGATTCGTTTAGGTAAAGCAGGTAGGGGTGCTGGTATTAAGCCAATTGCTCTCCCTAAAACCTCAATTAAAGGTCTAGGCGATATTAGAGGCGCTACTCCTGAAATAGAAGAAGCTGCTGCTGGTGGCACTATGCGTTACAACCTAGGAGGGTACTCTGATGGCGGAAGGATGCTTAAAGGACCTGGTGATGGTATGTCTGATTCTATTCCTGCTACTATTGCTGGAAAGCAACCAGCACGGTTGGCTGATGGAGAGTTTGTTGTCCCAGCTGATGTTGTTTCGCATTTAGGTAATGGCTCTACGGACGCTGGTGCTAAAAAGTTATATAGCATGATGGATAAAATTCGCAAGGCTAGAACTGGTAAAAGAAAACAAGCCCCTGCGGTTAAAGCTAATAGATATATGCCCGCATGACAACACTTACGTATGAAGACGTCAATGGGCTTGACTTTATACCAGAGTTTGAAAAGCTATTTCCTGAGCATTATGATGAGTTATGTGTAACAAAAGATTACCCTGCCAATCCAAATTATGATGCTTATAGGCAGATGGGGGAAGCAGGTTTATTAAGGACTATTACTTGTAGGGCAGATGGTGAATTAGTTGGGTATGTTATTTTTTATATCCAGCCTCATTTGCATTACAAAGATTGTTTAACGGCTTTTGAAGATTTGTATTTTGTTAAAAAAGAATACAGAAAAGGTCGAGTAGGAATTAGATTGTTTCAATACGCTGAACAAGTTTTAAAAGAGCGTGGAGTAAATAGAGTTGTAATACATACTAAAGTGCATTTAGACAACTCTAAGTTGTTTGAGTATTTAGGGTACAAGCATACAGATAAAATATTTACTAAGATGTTGTAAGGGAAAATTATGAATTATTCACGTCGCCAGTTATATGCCTTAGGAGAACCCCTAGGAGATTCCGTTACCACTAAAAAAGTGAGTGGAGGACGTATTTATGGTGGTGGCGGCGGTGGTGGTGGTAGTAGTGCACCCCAACAGTCAACAACTTATAACACTAATGTTCCTGAATATGCAAAACCTTATGTAACCACAATGCTGGGTGCTACCCAGAAACAATTATTTGAAGGCACTCCTACTGGAGAAGGTGGTTTTGATATCACTGGGTTTAAACCGTATAGACCCTACAGCACAGACGTAAACAATTATTTTGCTGGTTTTTCTCCATTACAACAACAAGCACAAACTAGTGTGAGAGGGTTACAAACTCCAGGACAATTTGGAGATGCTACTACTTTAGCTGGTGCTGCTGGTTTAGGTTCGTTAGGTGCAGGGCAACAATATAACCAAAACGTAACTGACCCTGCAAGAATGCAAGCATTTATGTCGCCGTATCAACAAAGTGTTACGGATATTGCCAAAACTGCTGCTGTACGTGAAGCTCAAATGGCACAAAACGCTCAAAACTTAGGTGCTGCTCGTCAAGGTACTTACGGCGGTGCACGTCAGGCTTTGATGCAAAGTGAGCGTGAAAAGAATTTATTATCTAACCTGTCTAATATCCAAGCACAAGGGTCACAGTCTGCGTTTGATAGAGCAATGCAAGCACAACAGTTTGGTTCTACTTTAGGTATGCAAGGTTATGGGCAGGCAGGACAAGCTGCGTCTACTTTAGGTCAGTTAGGTGGTGCTCAATTAGGCGCTCAAAAAGATATTATTGGTTTGCAAAATCAAATGGGCGGGCAGCAACAAGCCCTTGAGCAGGCTAAGATTAATCAATCAATTCAAGATTACGCAACACAACAACAATATCCGCTCATGCAATTAGGCATGATGTCCAATATGCTTCGTGGTTTGCCATTACAAGCAACTACAACTCAGACTTATCAAGCTCAACCTTCTAACCTTAATCAAGGTCTTGGTCTTTTGGCTGGAGCTGCTGGCGCTAAGCAAGCTGGTTTATTTGCAGAAGGGGGAACTATCAAGGGTTTAGCAGAGGGCGGTGTTACAGGCTACGCCAACCGAGGTTTGGCTCAAGCTAATCCTAGAAGCGCAGCGGTTCAAGGTATTAAAGCTAAATTAGAAATGATGCCTATAGACCAGTTGCAGCAAGTGGCTCAAAGTAGCTCTAGTGAAGAAGTACGCACTATGGCAT